GCGACGCTGGCGAGGTGTTCTTGGTTGGAGGTGATCGTGCGCAACCGGGAGTGGTAAACTAGCAGGTCAGACCTGTTGACAGCCATTGCTATACTGGGTACAGAGGTAAAGACACTTCGCACGCCGCTACTCCAGACCAAGGTTTCCCCTCACACGGGCACTTGAGTCAGCTAGTCGCCAAGGCCAGGTGATCTGCCTCTAGCACGTCGAAAGACGTTCCCCCGGTCGCAACATCCCCGTTCACGCGGGTAACAGGCGACCGGGGGACTTTCCAACCGAATACCCGCCAGCAGCGGATATGCTGAACAGGCGGGCCGCACCTGTAGCTCAGTGGTAGAGCCCAAGGGTCGCAGGTTCGAATCCTGTCGGGTGTCCAAGCTGCGCGAGTACGATCGTGTAGGCAAAAATGGCCTAGTGGTTCTGCGACTGAGCAGCGCGCGACTAGGTCCCTTATCTCGTGATCTGGGATCAACCTGGCCTCCAAAGCCGGGTAGCGAGGTTCGATTCCTTGACGGGGTGCGACCCGGCCGCCCTATTCAGTGGGGTGTGTAGCCGGTTACTCTGAGGGGCACTTCAGAGAACCTGACAGTCTGATCCACTGTCAGCTCAGGAGCAAGACCTGGGAACCTCCGTGGTGTAGGCGCACAGGGAACCCCTTATAGGGAAGTACCAGGCATCGGCTGTCGTGGCTGATCGGAGGACGAAGGGCGGTCGCAGGTTCGAATCCTGCCTGTCGAGTGAGCTAGGAGAGCTTGTCCGTACTTCTCGGTGCACCGAGTTCCGGGTTGCAAGTTTCTCTGATGATGCGATGATCTCGACGGTAGCTCAGCGGCAGAGCACCCTTACTAACTGACCAGGCGGTATGGCAGCCAGCACAGGATGCCGGGCCCCAGTGGCCGCTAGGTCGCCGATCACCTGAATGCTAGGCCTCTTCAGCCCTTGACATATTGGCGGCTGGACGGGTGATCGGTCTAAACGGAGGACGGGCCGCGAGTGAGGACGCTTGCGTACACGAGATCAGCATACGGCTTAGCCCCCTGTGGACCAGGTAGGGTGAGACCGCCAAGTATGCCCGTGGGAGCGGCCCGTACCTCTGGTCAACGACAATCAGTATCTGGCGTCTAGGGTTCGACCCGCGTCCAGCGCTACTGGTTGTACAACACACCCGGTAACCGCATAGGCCGTTACCGGGTGCTTGCCAAGTGATCTGGGATCAAGCCTGGCTGTAAACCGGGCTGTGCGAGGTTCGATTCCTTGACGTGGCACCACTGTTCACCTGGGGTCAGCATCCGGGCGCGCTACTGTAGTGGTAGCTCAGGTGGCATTAGTGGTCACTAGCTCAATGGCAGAGCAGCGTCCTGTTAAGGCGCGGGTTACAGGTTCGAATCCTGTGTGGCCAGCAACCTAGTAACCAGGAGGCCAGTATGTCTACTGGCGGCTCAACGCTACCCTATGGCCCCGGCTCCAAGCTGTGGGACTACTGGATGCATGGCAAGGGAAGCACATGGCGTGCCGCGAAGCACCCTTTTACGACGCTCTATCGCCTCCTTCGCAAGGCCATCCCCAAATCGGCGATGACTGATGACCAAGTTCGAGGCCTGACAATGAACATGCTTCAGGCCGCCGGACTTCGTTAACCAAGCTAAGGAGTTTCCGATATGACGTTCATCCTGGGGCCTGCCTCGCGCGTGTCCAGCTCCAACGTTCGCTACAACCTTCAGCGCATGAAAGCCTCGCCTCTCTTTATCAACGAGATGTTCCCGGTCCTCTGGGAAGAGGCGTCGGACTACAACGTTGACCCTTGTGGCGTGGTCGCGCAGTCCGCCAAGGAGACCGGTTGGGGCAAGTTCACCGGCGTCCTCTCTGCGGAGTGGCGCAACACCTGTGGCCTGAAGGTCCGCGACCCCAAGGCATTCGGTCTAGAGGGTGAGACGGACTACGAGCGCTTCGCTCACCAAATCTTCCCCAACTGGCGACAGGGTGCCCGGGCTCACGTCCAACACCTGATCGCCTATGTCGCTGGCGATGTTCGCGAACGCGACCTGGTGGACCCGCGCTACTCCTACATCCGATCTTCGTTCAAGGCTGGTGACATCGAGACGTTCGCGGAGCTTGGTGGCCCTGGTCGCTGGGCTGCCGCGCCGGACTACGGGACGCGCATCGAACAGATCATCCTGGAACTCAGCAAGGGCGTTCCGGTCTAATGACTGGGCCGTGTGAGGCTGCCAGATCGCTGCGAGTTGGCCATCGCCTGGTCACTCGCCCGTGTGGCACGCAGGGCACCTTGTACCCGGATGTAGGACATCATGGCGGCTTGTACCTGTGTGCGGACCACCGTGATTACGTGCCTGCAAACTCGCAGGTCACAGGGACGCTGTAGCTGATTGCCAACGCTTCTGGTAGGGTGAGGTGGTCCCGGTCTTCCGGGCCGTCTGAGCCCTTACAGCAGGGCATCCGAGGAGGTCAGCGCCATGACGTGGCAATCAGGCACACAGCGACCACATGACCCTGTGTGGGAGCAGACCAAGCGGACCATCCGAGCGCAGTCAGGCAAGCGCTGCCAGGTGGTGGAGCAAGGCCAACGCTGTGGCAGTCCAGCTCGCGACGTGGATCACATCATCCCGTACGCTGAAGGTGGCGGCAGCGACGTGTCCAATGCCCGGATGATCTGCCCCTCACATCACAAGGTCAAGACACAGCGTGAGGCCATGCGTGCTGCTCAACGTCAACGTGACCGAGGACGAAGGGCACCTGAGCCTCATCCGTTCGACATCAGTTCATAACGACTTTGCAAACTTGCTTGACATTCTCTCGGTGATGGGGTAGGGGTGTTACCCTCCCCCCGAGGGATCTAAGGCACGGGCTCCTTGCCTTCTGTTATCGCTCCCAAACATCTTAGGAGCTAAGCTATCAGAGGGTGAGGGCCTGTTGCTGTGTGTAATCGGGGCCTAGCCTCGCTACCCCGAGGAGGAGCCTCACATGGCGAACACAGCCCCGAAGTCCGGCCCCACGGCCAAGCAACGTCCGGATGACAGACTCGGTCACCGGACCAAGGCCGAACAGGCTCAGGCAACCACGCTGAACGTGAAGCAAGAGGAACCGCCGCCAGTCATCCCGAAGCCGAACCCGACATGGGACGCGGTTCCCCTCGGTTTCTGGAACGCGTTCATCACCTCGCCCGTTCGCGAAATGTACGAGTCGACGGACTACCAGACGTGCTACTACCTGTGCGACCTGATCCAGGATTCCTATCGGACCGGATTCCGGCCGGGGCAACTGATGGTCATCCGTCAACTCATGGTTGACCTGTTGTTCACGGAAACTGCTCGACGCGCGGCCAACATCCTGGTCGCCCGTACTCCCGAGGTCCTGAATCCTAGCCGAGTCGCAGCTATTGAGGCTGCGCGCTCCCGTCGCCAGTAACTCCAAAGAGGAGCGTCCCGAATGCCTGTCTTCCTGAAGAACTACATCAAGGACCCTCAGGCCGTCCTGGACTACATCCTTGACTGGAACATCAAATACCTTCAGGCCGGGGAAACGATTGTCACGTCAACGTGGATCGTTCCCGCCGGGCTGACCGAACCTCAGGCCTCATCTCACGCGGGTGGTCTCACCACCGTGTGGCTTGGCGGCGGGACCGTCGACACGGATTACGCCGTTACCAATCACATCACCACTTCGGCCGGGCGCACAGATGACCGGTCAATCCTCATCCGCGTGCAAGAGCGCTAAGGAGTTAGATCATGGGTACTCGACTCGCGGACAGCGCGCGGAACAAGGCCGTCGATGGCGTCACCGCGCAGATCAACACAGGAGCCAGCCCGGCGGTCATCCAGGTGCGAAGCGGCGCTCAGCCTGCTACCCCTGCCACGGTTGCCAGCGGCACGCTTCTGGCCACCTTCACCCTTCCCAACCCTGCGTTCGGTGCAGCGGCTACCGGTTCGGCCGCGCTGCTGGGCGTTCCGATCACGGCCGCTTTCGTGGCCGCCGGGACTGCCGGATGGTTCCGTGTCCTGGACCGTGGTGGCGCTGCGGTCTATGACGGTACGGTCGCGACGTCCGGCGCTGAGCTGAACCTTAGCTCCACCACCGTGGCCGCTGGGGTGGACCTCATCCTGACCTCCGGATCGTTCGCGTTCCCGATGGGGACCTGATCACTCGCTAGCTAGGAGGCCCTGATGGCAGTCTCCTTTGTCGCGGGTACCGGTGCCGCCAACGCCGCTACCGCCAGCCCGACAATCGCTCTATCCGCCAGCGCGGCTGTCGGTGATATCGCCATCGTGTTTATCCAGTCCGAGCTACTCACCGGGTCCACCTTTGGCCTGCCCTCGGGTGGCGGGGTAGCCACGTGGCAAGCCTTGGCAACTCGGCAGCCCGCCACGGGCGACTTCCCTTTCTACGCCTGGTATGGCACGGTCACCACAGCAGGTGGCGGTACGGTCACGCTGAGTGGTAGCGGTTCGGATGTCTCGCGTGACGGCTACATGGTCATTCGTGGCTCGCACACTGCGCCGCTGGATATCAAGGTTGTCCACAGCGCGGCTGCCACGAACACGAGTCCGGCAATGGCTATCGTCCCCAACGGGATGCTAGTTGTCCTGGACGGCTGTGAGTCCGGCAACGCAGTCACGAACGTCTGTTCGACGGCTACGCCAGCCCTCACGGTGACTGAGCAGTACGATGGCGGAACGATCACCGAAGACTGTTGGCTGGCGGCCTACACCGCGCCTACCACCACTTCGGCGAACACTCTCGTCGTCACGTCAACTCGGTCCATCGTGCCGCTCGGCAACGTGCACACGACCGTCTACACGACGTGGGGGCAGACACAGGCCACTGCGACTATGGTGGCCGCCGGACTTCAGGCAACCAGCTCGGCTACGGCGCAAGCTCGCATCACAGGCACCCTGGCCAACGTTGGTCTGCAAGCCGTTGCTAGCGGCGTAGCTACCGCGCGCATCACCGCCACAACCCAAGCGACTGGCCAGCAGGCAACCACGGTGATGGCTGCTCAGGCTCGTGTCACGGGCACTCTGGCTTCGGTCGGTTTGCAAGCCATTGCCAGTGGCGTGGCTACTGCAAGCGTGACCGGGCAAATGGCCGCAAATGGCCAAATGTCCACGTCTTCCCTGGTTGCCCAGGCCCAGGCCTCAGGTTCGCTCCTGTCGACTGGACTGCAAGCGGTAGCCAGCGGCGCGGCCACAGCTCAATCTCTCGCCACGCTGTCTGTCACTGGCTTGCAAGCCACCACACAGATGGCTGGCACGAACACTCCACCCGGCACCAACGACGCGCTCCTAGCCACAATCGGCCCGATGGCCGTTGCCAGCATGACTGGCGTTGAGGCGAACGCAGCGAGTCTTCAGGCTGTCGGGCCTTTCGCTTCGTCGTCCGCGTTTGCTTCAGCACAGTCTACCGGATCACTCGCCACGGTAGGCCCCGAAGCTCAGGCATCCGGCACGGGCACCTTGCCCAACGTAGCCCAGCTCCAAGCGGTCGGACCGGCAGCTCAAGCGAACATGGCTGCGGTCAGCCCCACACCAGGGGATCACCCGCGCCGTTACCAAGTCCCGCGCGACCTGCGAACGGTCACGGTGGACAAGGATGACCGGGTGTCTGTGGCCATGCCATACAGTCGCGTGACCGTTGTTCCAGCAGACCTGCGCACTACAATCGTTCAAGGTTCAGGCGGTAGAGTCGCCATTAGCACGTGAGGGGGTGGCCAGGTGCCTGCAATCTACACCCGGCCACCCCGTCCCCCGGTTAACCGCACGCTCGGCGAACAGGTCGAATTGTGGATGGCCAACTGGCTAGTCGATGGGATCTCCGGTGAGCCGCTCGTCTTGACTGACGAACAGTCCTACTTCCTTGACCTCTGGTACGCCATTGACGAAAATGGCCGATGGCTTTATGACCGTGGCGCATTGCGACGGGCGCGAGGAACCGGAAAGAGCCCGATCGCAGGCTACATCTCAGCAGCGGAACTTTGCGGCCCCGTCCGGTTCGACTACTGGGACGAAGACGGGATGCCTGTTGCGCGGCCCGCTCGCAGCCCGAATGTCCAAATCATCGCGACCACGCTAGAGCAGAGTAAGCCAATCATGACCTTCGCCCTCAACTGCTGGTCCGATGAGGCTATCGAGCAATACGGCCTGCGGATCGGCATCATTGAGGTCAAGAAGACCATCGGCCCTCGTGGTCGTATCAAGGCGCTGGCGAACAACTACCGGGCCTTGCGTGGCGGTACTCCTAGCCACGTGTGGGTTGAAGAGGCCAGCGAGTGGGTCAAGTCAAACGGTGGCCATGAGGCCATGAAACGAATTCGCAGCAACGTGGCCAAGTCGACCGATGGTGGTCGATATTGCGAGCTGGAGAATGCGTATACCCCCGGCGAAGACAGCCTAGCGGAGAACACTCACGCGGCGTGGCTCAAGCAAGTGGGGCGAAAGGGTGCGCGAGTCTCGATCCTGTATGACTCGCTGGAAGCTGACCCTGACACCAAGCTACACGATCCCGTATCCCTCCGCAAGGGGCTGCTGGAGGCTGCTGGGGATGCCTGGTGGCTGGACATCGAGACCTTGGCCGCGCTGGCCTTGGACCCAGACGTCCCGCCGTCTCAGTTCCGCCGCGAACACCTGAACATGATTGTCGTCTCGGAGGACAGCGTGGTCAGCGCCCAGGCGTACGAGAAGCTGGTAGACCCGACCTTGCGTCCCTTGGGGCCTGAGGACCTGGTCGCGCTGGGAGTCGACCCGTCACTGAGTGACGACGACACGGCCGTAGTGGTATTCCGGATCTCCGACCGCTCGTTCCACCTGGCTCACCACCAGTTCAAGCCGAAGCTTCACGATGGTTGGCGGGTGGACGAAGACCTTCTAGACGACGCCGTGGAGATCGTTCGCGCTGGCACCCGGTTGCGTGCGATGGCTTCGGACGTCTACCCCCTAGATGACCTGGTGGCCGAGTGGGAAAGTCGCCTAGGCGATGAGATGGAAGTCAAGGCCCGGCCAGGCAACGCGATCAAGTATGACATGCGGCAAAATCGCCGCGAGTTGACTTACGCGTTCGAGGCCCTGCTATCTGCCATCGAACAGGGGAAGGTCAAGTTCGCTAATGACCCGATGATGCGGCAGCACTGGTTGAACGCCAAGCTACGGCCGAACGCTCACGGGCGGCTGTTCGGCAAGGAGACCCGGCATTCAAGTGCCAAGGTCGACATTGTCGCGGCAACGCTCCTTGCCCACATGGTCGGCATGAAACTGGCAGCACAAGGCGAGTCGCTACCTGCGACCATCACCGCGCACCATTGGTCATCCTAGTGACCGGAACTCAGACAAAGGAGGTGACCGGGTATGGCGTTTAACGAGTTGTATGACCTGTGGCAGGCCAAGAGCGTCCAGGCTGACCAAGCCGAAGCCTACCTGACCGCCAGGCAAACGCCCCGGTCTACCTCTATCCTCGCGCCGCCAGAGCTTCGCGTCCTCTATTACACTCCGCTCCGCTGGTGCTACCTGATCACAGGAGCCATTGAGGAACGCATCTCGATCGCGGACCTGGTGTGCTCCGTAAATACGGTTGCCAAGTGGCTCCGCAAGACGTGGCGTGACCTTGACGGCGATTTGCTGTCGAGCCGCGTCCACAATGAGATGCTCGGTGCCGGTCGGTCGTATGTCGCGGTAACGTCGAATCCCGATGGTTCGCCGCGCGCCACGATGCTGACCGCCAAGTCTACCGTTCACGTCATGGACCCGGATACCGGAGAGCTTCGCGAGGCGCTCCACGTCTACGGCAAGGACGGAGAAAAGGCGACTCATTACGAGATTGGCCGGTCCACCTCGTATACCAAGTCGTCAAACCGCAACGGTTGGGTCCGCACTGGAGTCGATGACCACGGATACCCCCGTATCCCCATCGTCGTCTTCTCTGCGCGCAGCTCTCGGCAGGATGGTTACGGCGAACCCGTAGCCCGCTCGGTCTGGGGCCTGCAAGACTCGGCCACGCGCGTGGCAACCGATGGCGCGATCGCTGGGGCCTTGATGGCCGTACCGCAGCGCGTCATCCTGGGAGCCAGCCCCGAGGAGAAGAAGCAATCAACAGAACACCTGTACATGGCGCGGCTGCTGACTCTTTCAAAGTCGGATGCTTCGATTGAGCAATTCGCAGCTGCTCAGCTACAGCAGTTCTCCACTCTCCTCAACATGTACGCTCGGCAGGCGGCTAGCGTTACCGGCATCCCGGTCTCAATGTTCGGGGTCGCCAGCGACGCTAATCCGGCTTCGGGTGATTCACAGCGTCAAGATGATCGCCGGATCACGCGGCGCGCGGAGAGGATCTCTCGCGACTGCACTTCGTCGTGGCAGTTGGTTCAGCAACTTCTGTTGGACTTCGCTCCCATGACTGTGACCGATGAGGCTAGGCGGACCGTTTCGGTTGAGTGGCTCGATGCCCACAGCCCGACACGTGCCGAACTGGCAGACATGGCGCTGAAACTGTCTTCCGCCAAGTACGGCCCCGATGGTTCGCCACTGGTTAGCCGTGAATTCATCCTCGAAAAGCTGGGTCTCACAGAGTCTCAGATTGAAGAGGAGTTGGCGAAGATACCGGCCGATAGCTTGGCCGCGCTGATGAGTGGGGGTCAAAGTGGCGGTGCAACCGGTAACCCCGGAGTCTCGTCAGACAGTCTCCCTTAAGTACATCCGCGCAATTGCCCGCCTGATATTCCCATTCCTGTCTCAACCAGTAGCCCCTGCCACGCTCGATGCGATGGCTAAGGCGACCTTTGACCAGGTTGTGAAGATGCGCAATGACTTCGTGGCTCTGGCAGCCCAAGGCTATGCGGCTCAGATGGGCATGCCCTCTGTCCCCTCCGTCAAGGAGTTGCCCCCAACACGGGCCTACTACTTGGAGGACTGGCGGAAGGCTGTCGGAAAGGCATTCCACGAATACGGGGACATGCCTACAGACACTGTGGTGGACCGTGCGAACTTGAGCCGGACTCTCGTTCGCGCGGACCTTCACGGACGCAACGCTGAGCGTAACCAAATGGTCGCTATCGCGGTGCACGATGAACAGATCAAAGGTTGGGCCAGGGTGGACTTCGTTCCTCCTACTTGCCCCCTATGCCGGATCACCATATCTCGCGGCCCCGTCTACACCAGCGAAGAGGCAGCGGGCGGTGATGGCAACACCTATCACGGTGGCTGTACCTGCGAGGTCGTGTTGGTCCGATACGGCCAGGAAGACAGTTGGCCTGGCCGTGAGCTGTACTTGGCCGAGCAACAGCGCTATAAGGACGCGGGTGGCGCGAAAGCCTACCGCCTGGCTGTTGCCAAGGCCAATGAACCATTTGCCCAAGATGGGGCAACCAAGAAGGCTGCCGATAAAGCGGCCGGAAACTGAGAAGGAGTCTCACTGATGGCCGTTGACATGAATGACCTCAAGACCAACCACCCGGAGACCTACGCGTACATCCAGGAGCTTCGCAACGAGGCTGCCGGACACCGCACTGAGGCTGCCGAGTACAAGTCCAAGTACACCGCCGCCACTCACGACCTGACCACGGTCACGGGTGAGCGGGACGCGCTGAAGACGACGGCGGAGACGCTGACTGAAGCGCAGAGGAAGGCGCAGCGGGCTACCTGGCAGACTGAGGCAGCCAAGGCAGCCAAGCTCCCGGAGAACCTGGCTTCCAGGCTTCAGGGTGACGACGAAGCCGCGCTGAAGGCTGACGCTGAGGCGCTGGCCAAGAACCTCCCGGGTGCCCTGTCCGGCCGTCCGCCGGTTGACAAGGGTGTCCAGGGTGACGAGTTCACGGGCGACGGTTCCGGAATGGATCCCGATGCCCGCGCGCTCGGCGAGAAGCTTCAGGCCATGCTGGGGATGTCCGCCGCTAACAACTGATTGCGCATGATGCCTTTCAGCAATCACCGCAGTAACCATACTTCGCGCATCATGCGCTAACCAGAGAGAAGGCACCTAATGCCACTTTTGACTGGCAGTTTCAGGTTTGACCCGGCTCAGTCGCTGGCCATCCAGCGCGACCTCCGGGAGTACTCGATCATCCAGCAGTTCGCCCGTAAGGTGGACATGACTGAGGGTGGCGCGTACGTCCAGATTTTCGACACCGACGTTGCTGGCGGATGGGTCGCTGCGGAGGCTGGCCAGAAGCCGGTCAACGAACAGGTGACCACGTCCACCACGGTCGCGAAGTACGAGTGGGCGACCGTCATCCCGGTGTCCAACCGCATCGTGAAGAACAACCCCTTCGGCGTGATCGACATCATCAAGAAGGGTGCTTACCGGTCGATGAACCGGGCGTTCGACAAGCTTGCTTTCGAGGGTGAGGCTGGCCTGGGTACCTCCGTGGCTGACTCGCTGGCTGGCGTCACCAAGACGACGTCTCTCCAGAAGGGTGGCCTGACCGCCTACCCGGCCGGTCGTGTGGGCGACAAGGGCACCTGGTCCGGTCTCAACGACGGCCTGAAGCTCCTCACCGACGCGAACAAGGACTGGACCGGTTCGCTGTGGGATGGTCGCGTGGAGCCGGTCTTCAACCTGGACGGCGATACCACCAAGCGTCCGCTGTACGTGGATGTCCCGCTGGGCGACTCGTTCGTTGGCAACCGTCCGGGCCGCGTTCTCTCGCGTCCGGCTGACTTCGCCAAGAATGTCAACGCGAAGCTCGGTGCGCTGGCGACGGCTGACGTCGTGGGCTACGCGGGCGACTGGAACCGGGCCGTCTGGGGCACCGTTGGCGATGTCTCGTACGCGGTCAGCACTGAGGCGTCTTGGACGTCCGGTGGCGTCCAGAAGTCCGCGTTTGAGTACAACGTGACCCTGTTCCGCGTGGAGGCCGTCCTGGGCTTCAAGGTCCTGGACACGGGCGCGTTCGTCAAGTTCACCCTTGGCGACCCGCTGGCTGCCTGATGACCTCCGTTGGTGACATCTTCTCGACAGGCAGCCTGGCCGTGGATGAATCTACCGCTTGGCTGCCTGTTGGGGAGGCACTTCAGCTAATCGGGTGCCGCGATGGCGGATACCTGACCGCATACTTTAGCGATGACGGGACCACAGTAGTCGGGAGTTCGGCCGTGGAGCCCAATTCCCCTGTCTGGCTTCCCGCCAACTTCGTCAAGTTCACGTCACGTAGCGGCACGCTGACCTACTCGGCCCGCGTCACTGTGGCCGTGCGCAAGACAGCCTAGGAGGGAGATAGACAGATGGAAATCGTCCACATTCGGGCCAAGGAATTCCCCGAGAATGTCATCCGGTCTGACAAGACCAACGCTGACATCCTGGTCGCCACTGGTGACTGGGAGTACTTCACCGAGGATGAGCCTGAGGCCCAGGAGCCTGAGGCCCAGGAGCCTGAAGTCAAGGAAACCGAGAAGGAGGAGGTGAGCGGGGATGACAGTAGCAAGCCTGCCGGACGTCGTCGCGCGCCTAGGTCGACAGCCACTTCCTGACGAAGAGGAACTCCTCACGGCCAGGCTGGCGGATGCTGAAGCTGCGATTGCGGCCCGCATCCCCAGCCTGACCGTCTTGGCCTCCAGTGATCCTCGCTTTCGCGCGAACCTGATTGCGGTTGAGTGTGACGTGGCTCTCCGGGCGGCTGGTATCCCCAGTCGCCTGGAGACCGTGTTGCCTGGTCCCGGCACCGTTGTAGAGATGCAAGACGGCCGGGCAGGGTTCATCTCGATCAGGGGTGAGGAATGGCGCAGACTGGGGATCCATCAAATGGATGTCTGGAATCCGTACGGCATGCCCTTTGAGGACCTGGGCACCCTTGATCCCTCCTTCGCGTTTAACGTCGGTTGGGGACCTTGGGGCCTGGACACGGGGTGGTAAATGCCGAAGCTGCGCATTCGCCTAGGTAGCAAGAAGCGGTTTAACCGCCGTATCATGGAACTGGATGGCGTACAGCGCAGAATTGACCAGGTGACCCGGCGACTTGAAGGTGAGTCACGGGGTCGCCTGGCCAAGCATCGGCGAAGCGGAGAGCATGGCATCCGAGTCTATCAGGACCGCCATACCCGGATCATCGAGTTGTACGCGCGGACTGGCAACGGTGCGCCGATGTCCATCCAGTTCGGTCACTGGAATCAGAGCCAAACCTGGGTCTACGGCCTGTTCATCCTACCGACCTACCAGAACGGAGCCTAAGTCATGGCGTTGCCCGTGTTCGGAGATCCCGTTCAGCTGGTAGAGGACATTCTGAAGGCCGCGTTCCCGTCCGCCACAATCACCAGTGACCCCCTTCAATTCAGTCAGTTCTCCGTGGTTCGCGACGGTAAGCAATTTATCGTGGTCCAGGAGACCGGCGGCTCCACATCGTCGCATCTGTTGCAAGACAACGTGAGATTCGATGTGCAGTCCTACACGTACGGAGATCGCAAGACCGGCATCGAGTTCGCCTACGCGGTCCAGCGGGCACTATTCCTGGCCTCCTTCAATCAGTTCACCTCGGGGGCTGGCCACATGCGCCGGTTGCGCACCGAAGTTCGACCGTACCGCCAGCAACTGGCAGGCATCCCGGCGCAAGTCGTCCGGTGCTCTGCTACCTATACCTTCGGTTACCGGTCTCGGTAATCCGTCAACACGTAAGGAAGTGATTGACCATGCCACTCGTGGACGCGGGTTACCTCATTCCGGGTACCGCATTTATCTACACTGCGGCTGAGGGCACCGTGGCCCCGGCCGTCTCGGCTCTGGCAGCCCCTCCGGTCGCCTGGACCCTCGCAGGCCACCTCGGCCGGGACGACGGTACCGGGATGCCGAACTTTGAGCGCGATGGCGGTGACGTCACGGTCAAGGGCTCCATGTCCAAGAAGGCCATCCGGTCGCAGACCTCCAAGATCACGCGCTCCATCACCTACAGCCTGTCGCAGTTCACCCGGGAGGCTCTCGGCCTGTACTACGGCGGCAACGGCGCGGCTGTCACGGGCTACTTTGACGTGCTGGCCTCCAACGATGGCGTGCCGACGCGCAAGGCGGTCCTGTTCACCTTCCTGGACGGGACTACGTGGGTCGGTTTCTGGGCTGGCGTCACGGACACCATCGGCGCTGACGCTCTGGCGACCGAGGATGTGGAAAATGCGGTCCTGTTGCCGCTCCGAACCACCATCCTGGACTCTGCAACCCCGCTCACGGTTCCGAAGTTCCGTTGGATCGCTCCGGAGTTGCTCGTCCTTCCCTGACCCCTTCGTTAGCGCGGAGGACCGGCGGCCCCGTCACTTTGCCTGAGATGACGGGGCCGCTTCTTATCAGGCATTCAGGCCTCATCCGAAAGGATCACAATCATGAGTTTCTCTTACGAAGACTTCCAGAAGAAGGCTAACGAAGACTACAAGGGTCTTGAGGTCGTTGGCCAGGACGGGAAGATCCTGTTCACCTTGCGCAGCTCCATCCGGCTGTCCGACTCGGACCAGGCCCGGCTGAAGGCCGCTCACACGGCGCTGACGGAGTACCAGACCGCAGAGGACGCGGAGCCCAAGGCCTCAGAGCTGAAGGCCCTGATTGTCAACCTGCTGGCCGTCGTCGCGGACAAGGCTCAGCCGCTGCGGGAGTTCGTGAAGCCTGCCGATCTCGCCGTGTGCATGGCCATGTTCTCTGCCTACAACGCTGAGACTCAGGCGTCCGAGGGAAACTGATAGTCCAGCTTCGGGACGAACATGGCGAAGCTCTCGCGTTCGACTTTCAACACTACTTCGGCATCTCGTTTATGGAGGCCCTGTACGTGTCGATGTCGCCGCGAGAGCTGTACGCCTTGATCACCTGGCTACCCGAGGATAGTGCCTTCCGGGCGTCCTTGCGTGGTGGCCTCGCTCACCGTGGCTGGACAACCGATCGAATCCTTATCGCTTCACTGTTGGAGCAAGCGCAGTGGAACGGGTACAACTTTATCAAGGCCAACTCTGACAAGAAGGCCAGGGTTACCGCACCTAAGCCCATTCAGTGGCCGGGCCGCGTTATCCCGAAGAAGCCTGGTAGTTCATCGTTCGGCCCGATCGTGAAGTCTCTCGCAAGGGGTGGCCTGCCACCTACTCTGACGTAATAGAGGTAGGTGGATAATGGAAATCGTTGAGTCTATTGGCGTTCGCGTACTCCCCGAAATGAAGGGGTTCCGCGAGAAGCTGGAGGCTGAGCTAAAGAAGGTCAATACCAAGTTCACCGTTGATATTGAACTGGGCAAGGTTGACTTTACCAAGGCCCGGCGACAGATCGCAGAATTCCAAGCGCTGGTGCAGTCCAAGGAATTGTCGCTTCGTGCTGAGGTCGACTTGGACTCGCGCAAGGCTGACAAGGCGCTGGCTTCCCTTCACAAGGAAGCCAGCAACGCAGTGCAGGGGACCGACCGCCTAGGTGGTTCGGTCCTCTCGCTGCTGAAGAACATGACCGGGTTGGCGTCCGGAGTTGGCGCGGCCACCCTGAAGCTCGGCGCTATGGCCGGGGTCCTCGGGTTCGTGGCGTCGTATGCGGCTCCGTTGTCCAGCGCGTTGGCAGGCCTCATCCCGGTTGTCGGATTGATCCCTGGCGTGGTGGCAGCGGCTGTCGTTGGTATCGGCACCCTGAAGCTCGGTATGTCCGGTTTCTCGGATGTGCTGAAGCAAATGGATGACCCGGCCAAGTTCGCAGAGGCCCTGAAGACCCTCAGCCCAGCAGCGGCTACGGCGGCGCGCGGTATCTCGGACCTGAAGCCTGAGTTCGACCGGCTCCAACTGGCAGTCCAGGAGCGGTTGTTCAAGAACCTTGGCGACGAGATCAAGCGCACGGGCGAAGTCCTGTTGCCCCGTCTTCGGGCTGGCCTGGGGCCTATCGCCAGCGTCTTCAACGGCATGGCCAAGGACGTCTTGCAGTTCGGTCGGTCCAGTGAAACGTTAAGCGCGCTGAGTGGCATCCTGATTGATGTCCGCCTGGCGTTCGGCAACGTGGCCAAGGGCATTGAGCCTATCCTGGCCGGGCTCCGGGACATCGCCAGCGTTGCTGCTGGGATGCTCCCTGATCTGACTTCCGGCTTCGGGGCAGTGGCCAAGGAGTTCGCCGCATGGGCTAAGGAGATGAAAGACTCTGGCCAGATGCGGGACATGATCCAAACGGCCATCCAGGGCTTCAAGGACCTGTTCAAGATCATTAGCAACGTGGCCAGCATCATCGGAACAATCTTCGGTGTCATGGGCGAGACCACAGGTAACTTCCTTACGGTTCTCCGGAACCTGACCGGAGAGGTTGCCACCTTCCTCAAGTCAGCTGAAGGCACCAAGGCGCTTCAAGTCCTGTTCGCCGGGGTGGCCAGCGTCGTGGAAGGATTGAAGCCGCTCCTACTGGAGATCGCTTCGGTCATCGGTCAGTACATCATCCCGGCACTCGCGAAACTCGGCCCGTTCATCGCGGACGGTTTCCGGGCGTTGGTGCCTGCTATCGAGCCTCTCGGTAAGGCCTTGGCATCCCTTGGCCCGTTGATCGGTACCGTGGCGTTCCAGTTCGCTCAGGTTCTGGCTAAGGCCGTAATGGCTCTGGCTCCTGTAGTGGAGAAGCTGGTCCCACCGCTGATCAAGATCATTGAAGTCTTCGGACGGTTGGCGGGTGGCGCGATTGACGCGCTGGCTCCGCTGCTCCTGGACTTGGCAACGGTGATCAGCGAAGTGGTCCTCAGTGCCCTGTTGGCGTTGGAGCCTGTGCTGCCTACGTTCTTGCAGGCGTTGAGCACGATGGCTGAGGTCCTGGGGACCAAGCTGAAGGATAGCCTTCCGGTCCTGGTGGAGTTGGCCAACACGCTGGGAACGGCGCTGTTCGACTCCCTGATGATCATCATCCCAATGCTGCCTCAGATCATGGATGCCTTTATCGGGATCCTGAACGCCATCATCCCGCTTCTTCCGGAGTTGGCCAAGCTGGTGGCTGAGGCGCTGCCCGAACTGGTCCGCCTGTTGCCCCTCATCCTGCCTATGCTCTTGGAGCTTACGGCTATGTGGGTGCAACTGGTCACCGACTTGACGCCATTCATAACCCTGATTCTTGAAAGCCTGATCCCGGCTATCAAGGACTTTGGGCAAGTCGCCAAGGACATCATCGGCGACGTGAAGTCTGCATTCGGAGGTATGCTTGATTCCTTCAAGGGCACCATTGACCTGATCACTGGCCTGTTCACCGGTGACTGGGACAAGGCATGGGCAGGATTCAAGCAAATTGTCCAGGGAGCCATCGACGCAATCGGGGGCATTCTCAACCTGGCAATGGATATCTTCCTGGCTCCGATTCGGGCGATCATCGACCGAGTGACTGGGCTGTTTGGTGATGGGGATCGAGACTGGACCCAGAAGATCAAGGACTTTATTAACGGAATCCCAGGTGCGCTAGGCGATCTGAACGGCGTGCTATGGGAAGCCGGTAAGTCCTTGATCAGCGGATTCATCAGTGGTGTCAAGGCCAAGTTCAACGATGCCGTTAACGTGGTCAAGGGCCTCGTTACGACCATCACTGCGTACTTCCCGTTCAGCCCTGCTAAGAAGGGGCCTCTGTCCGGTCGCGGGTATACGACGTGGTCGGGCCGCGCGCTCGCTGAGGACTTCGCTAAGGGTATCGACAGTCGTGCGTACCTTGCCCGCGACGCCATCACCACGATGATGGAACTGGCTAGCAGCCCGGTCCTGGACACGTTCGGAAGTCAGATTCAGGGCAGCGTGGATCACACGATGTCCGTGCAGTCCGGCAGCGCGACGACTGGTGTCGCCGAAGCCGTACGCGAGGGTCTGGCGACGGCTACGTTCGAGATCAACCAGGATGGCGTATTCAAGGTCACCCAGAAGGCTGACATGGCCTTCAACCGCCGTTAAATGTCAGTGGCCAAATGTACGGATTCCCCGGTTTCCTTACATTTGGCCACTGGCTACCCAAGCTTAGGCAAGGAGATTACCATGCAAGATGAAATCCTAGTCGGGGCAATGGGTCAGATGTTCTCATTGCAGATTCCGGAGAATGGCGGGTTTAACGAGACGCTGAAGAAGTTCGGTAGCATCCAGCGGGGAGTCAGCGGCGCGGCTACCGTGGACACCCAAGGTGCTCGGTATGAGTTCACGATGTCTTGGGAAGACTTGAACGAGGCGGACTGCTCCGCACTTAAGCAACTCTACTCGATGGTGCGCAGTAGCGCGAAGCCGGTCCGCCTGATCTCCCCTCACCGAAAGAACCTGTTGACTGGGTCCGCATCGAGTGCTCGGTCTGTCGCGAGGCACCGTGAAAGCGCGGTCCACTACTTCCCCCTGTCGACTCGGGTCACCGTGACTACGCCTGAGGTTCCACGGCCCGACCTGGATCCCCTTTACCCGCTATTCCCGCGCCTCACGCGATACGTTCACATGGTGAACAACGGCACGGGGTTCGAGTTCGTCATCCCGGAAGGTGACTTGAGCGGCCTGGGTGCGGCCAACCCGAACACCCGGATTCCCGTCATTGAAGGTCGGGAGTACACACTGAGTTGCCTTTACCGCGTGACGGCCGGGGGAACGGACCCCACAGCGAACGGGTTGCGAGGTGGATGGCGAAGGGAAGACGGCGATAACGTCACTCAGCCGACCATCCCATTCGTCAACCTGACTTCCGCCACCTGGGCTTGGCAGTCCGTCACCTTCACCATTCCGACTGGGTGGCCGGGTGTCATTCCGCAGATTTGCGTTGGCGACCTGGCAACGATTGACATCGGAGCGATGCAATTCGAGGAAGGTCCCGTGCGAACGCCTTGGGTCATGGGTAGCGGGGTCCCGGTTGTCTCATTCACGGACCTCACATTCACTGACACTTTGTGGCCGTTGCGTAACGCTCAGCTAACGGCCATCGAACTCTGATCACTAGGCGGAAGGGGACTCGGAATGCTTCAGTTCACGGACACCGCGCTGGATGCCTCATTGGCACCTGGCCAGGAGCGGACTATCCGGCCAGTCCTCCAAGTCGACTGGAATAAGACGGACACGTTCACCGGCACGGCCACCACATTCTCCGCAGACAACGTCATCAAGATCACCTGCGATGACAACGTGGACAGCGGGTTGCCCGATGAGGTGATCGGCCGCCCGACCGCCAGTAGCACCACACTCGTGGCGACGCTGAAGGGTGACCTTCCGGATGGCACGCCGCTGTGGAAAATCTTCAGCCCCTGGTACCGCGACTCGCCTTACCGTGGCCTGGACCTGAGCGGCGCGGCTGTCAAGTACTCCGTGTGGACCGCTACGGCTGGCGGGTCGACTGAGACTAGGCGGTTTACCGGCTGGGTCTCCAAGGTGGACGTAGACCGACGTACGGGCATCGTGACCGTGACCGCAGCGAATCACCTCCACCTCCTGGGCAAGCCTGTGACGTTGCCGCGTTGGGCGCGGATTACGGGCAGCACGCCGCAGTTGCCTCACATGAACGAGTGGTCCATCCCCAACGAAGACCGGATGGAGAATGCCCCGCTAACGTTCGCCTGGTTGTGGCAGTACGTCATGAGGCAGTGCAACGCGATGCCCGGCCCCTCGTACCGGCCGAACAGCGTCTGGTTTTCGAGCGGCTACGGTGGCATGATCCCCGAGAAGGCCAGTCATTCGGATTACCAGGCTGGCCGGACGTTCATGTCACAGGGAATGGTCAAGTACTGGTTTCCGAGCAACTGGCGGGACAATGACAAGGACCGCTCGGTTGACTCGTGGGCCGAGCTTGGTTTCCCCAGTCCTCTCGCCATCGGGACACAGGGCAGCACTGGAGACGGAACGCTGTTCGACATGTATTCACAGGCCGGGGCAACCCAGCAGATCAAGCCTGGTCCCGCTGAGACTCGCTACCTGAATGGCGGTGTCTGGGCAAGGCTGCCCAACATTGCGGACACGGGTGGCTTCGTCAAGCTGGACGTGTACCTGGATTCCTGGCAGTACGTCCTGGGTGAGTACCAGCCCGTCACTGAGCCGAACATGGCCAGTGTGCGCCTCGCGGTGAACCACTCGAACACAACCTTGCTGATCCGCTCCTCGGGGGCTGGGGCAGCCACGCGTACGTTGACTGTGGCGACCCCCACAACCAAGGACCAGGCTGTCTACGTCTCGTACGAAGTCGACTTCAGCAACCCGGCCAACAGCAAGATTTGGTACAACAACGTCCTCCAGACCACCACCACGGCCGGCACCTTGGCCACGTACCCTACGGTCATCGGCGACTTCGGATACGGCGCGGACAAGTCCAAGTGCCGAGTGTGGTCGCGCGGTCAGGCGGCCTGGTTGAACGGCGAAGTGTGGCGAGAGAATGGCGCGAACGGGGCTAACCCTCGCGTGCCGACTTGGGTCAACTCCTCGTACAGTCGGAAAGACTTTGCAATCGTGAACGGTGACTACCCGGGCGCATTGCAGATTTGGGCCGACGCTATCGACAGCCAGAACGGTCCGCCCGGATCCGGTAGCATGCCATGCGTCACTCACATCCCGCTTCGCCGCGAGGTGGACGCCTGGGAGTTGCTGAAGGAGATGTGCGCCGCTGCTCATGCGACCATGTTCATTGACGCTTTTGGCGGTCTGCGGATCATCCCTCAGGCCATCCACCGGAAGATCGAAACACGGTTCGCTGAGACCCGGAAGACTATCAACGGGGATGCCATGCAAGGGCTCTCGTTGCACACGGACTTTGACTCTGTCCGCGACGTCATCCGGTACGGCGGCAGTCCGGCTAAGGCAGTCATCAGCCTTGCATACGAAGCCAGCGACGCGAAGCAATTCCAGTCGCCTGGGTACTTCACGATCTTTCCGGCCGGGGTCCCAGGTGACCACATCTGGACCACCTATCGGGTCTCAACGCCTGATGACGTGATCTCGATTGAGCCGGGTGACGTGACGCAATGGGCCGGGGACGTCTCGCTGAATCAGTACGGGATTGAGGGCTTTCACGCCACCAACAAGACTGGTTTCTTTCCCACCCCACCCGCCGTGTTGCCCGTTCAGGTGTTGGTATTCGACCTCGGCACCCAGGACTATTTCGATCTGTCCATTGACAACGCGGACCCGAATGAGATGTATCTGGCTCTCGGGACTGCCAGTGGCCAAGAGGTCAACACAGCCGCGCTGCGGATTGAAGGCCTCAAGAAGATTGTTGGCGCGGCTGTCGCGACCACCTTGGGTACCGGCAGTAGGCTACTCGCACTTCCTGTGACAGATTGGCACTCGGCACCTTGGACCTTCGGCAAGACCGTTGGCGCCATGCTGGAGAGGACCAGCGAGCTGATTCCCCAGGCCGATGACTTGGACGTTCCAGGTGACCCGCGTAGGGAGCTGTATGACCTGGTCACGTTGAAGGATCCGGACGGAGGAGTGGACACCGTGATTGCCCAAATCACCGGACGCTCCGAAGAGATGTCCGGTGACGGCGGCTACCGGCAACGGCTCTCGGTTCGCCTGGTGGTGACGCCTGGCGCATGGTTGCTTGGTATCGACGGGTTCACCGAACTTGGCGACTCCACCTACTTGATCTAACGAAAGGGGTCACACGGTGGCACTCACAATTCCGTCACGCAACCAGGGTGACAAGATCACCCCGGCAATCTGGAACGAAGTCATCACGGGCGTCAACGGTGAATCCGTGGCCCTGGATGTCGTGGAAGCTCGGACAACCGATGTCAGCGGCAACGTTGGCATCGGTAACCAGCGGCTATCTGACCGCCTTGGCTCCGGGGTGGACAACACGACGAACGTCACCACGGGTACGGCTACAGCTCAGCTCACCAACCTGCGGACACGAGTCGGCACGCTGGAGACCTCGGGTTCGCCAGCCGCGCGGCCGTCCGTGGAGTACCGGCTGACCGGCGCACCTTCCCAGTTGATCGGGCAGAACAGTCGGATCATCTGGAACTCCGCCGTCGAGACGCACGCGGCGATCACGTACAACTCCACAACCGGGCTGTTCACGTGCGTTGCTGCCGGTTGGTATAGCGGCTTCGCTTCGGTCCGCGTGGACACCAGCTCGGAAATCTACCTCTGGATTGCGACCGGGACGACTGCCACGGGCACCACAAGGTCCAAGGCTGGGTCACTGACCTCAGTCAACCTGGCCGTTCCATTCCGGTTCAAGGCTACGGCCGGACTCCAGTTCGGTTTCTACGGCTGGGTTGCTTCGGCAGTCAGCGCGACCGCTAAGTACACCGTCGAGACGGCGGGTGACTCGGTACCCGTGTGCCAGATCACCTATGACGGGACCTGAGCGAGACGAACACCCGGCGAGACACGACGTGTGGCAGGGCCGCTTCGTTGCATGGCGATGAGGCGGTCTACCGCGCGGTGACCTAGTTCCCGAAGACCTAGGTACAGGCCGAGTGCGAACAACACCGTGATGACTGTCATCCGGTGAGCATACCACATGAGTCGGGGGATTCAATATGTGGAGATTAGTCAACCCGTTTGAGGCTGCTGTGGCGTTGGCCGCAATGGTGATCGGTTCGGTCGGACTCCTGAGCGAGCAACCGGCTAACTCCGTCCTGATGACCTTGTGGCCGGGGTGGGGCATCACAGTCTACTTCTTGGCCTTGGCGCTAGGCGGTCTTGCCATGCTGATCGGGATGACCTGGACGCTGACCAAGGTTACTCATGCGAGAGTTCTCCTGTGGCGCTGCGGTCTACTCATGATTGCTTCGGCCTGGATCACTTACGGTCTGGCCGTTGTGATCATGTCGTCTACGGCGGCCATAGGCGGAACGGTACTCGCCATCATCGGTCTAGCGGCCTTGATCCGCCTCTGGCAATTGAGACGCGCCACCTACTAAACGAATGACGAAGGGGCCATGAGATGTGGGAACTGATCTTGCAATGGTCCGGCACCCTAGGCGGCCTAGGCGCAATCGGCATGTTCATCAAGTCTGTCTATACGGCCAGAGTGGACAAGCGGAACAAGATCATGCGCGGGCAGTCGGATAGGCAGACATCAGACGTAGACAACATCATCAAGTTGTTGTCCGTCACGCCTGCTGAGGTGATCCGGCTCCACGAGCGCTTGGCCGAATCCGAGACGCGTTGCAATGCGTTGGAAGGCCGATTGCGCGCGGCACTGGATGAGGTGGCATCGCTGCGAGGTCAGATGGCCCAGTACGAGAGTCAGCTTTCCCGCGCGCTGACCCAGCTGAACAGACTTCCAAGAGGAGGGAACGAAGATGGCACTACCGTCTAGCGACCGTGGTGGGACCCAAGTTATCTGGGTCGTTGTCCACACGGCGGAAGGTGCGCGGACCAAGGAAAGTCTGTACACCTTCTTCAACAACAACCAGAACGCCAGTTCGCACGTTGGCATTGACGCCAATGGCGTGAGTCCGGACTGGGTCGAACCGCGCGGCCGGTACGCCTGGACGCTGCTGAACGGCAACCGGCGATCGGTCAACGCGGAGCTGTGCGGGTTCGCCCGTTGGACTCGCGCTCAGTGGCTGTCGACCGGGACCGTGGATGGCTGCCCCAACCCGCGACAGATGGTCAAGAACACGGCCGTCTGGGTGGACCGCATGTGCCGCATGTTCAACATCCCGGTCCGCAAGTTGACCCCGGCTCAGGTTGCCCAAGGCAATGCCGGAATTCTCGGCCACGTGGACTACTCGGTTGGCACGGGCGACGGAGATCATTGGGACCCGGGTCCCAACTTCCCGTGGGACGTGCTGCTAAACGACGTCGCGGCCATTCGTGGTGGCAGCGGCGGACAACCCGCACCGATTGAAGAGGAGATCGAACCCATGTTCCAGTCTATCGACCTGCCCGCCAGCCCTGCTGATGGCAGCGTGGCTACCAAGGTGATCGCCCTACCGTGGTCGCCCAACCCCTCGTTCTCTGGCATCACGCGCGTCAACGCCAACATCGTGGCGAACAACGCGGACGTCACGCTGAAGGTGGCGCACTGGCAGGTCAACGACGGCTCTCGCCGCCTGGTCCCGATGGTCGCGGATGGCTCCGTGGTCAAGGCGCTGGCGGACACTGGCGGGCAGCCTGCCCCGGCGAAGACCTACGCCCTGGTGATCGACTACGTGGCTCCTTTGGGCGCGTCGGTCATCGTGGAAGCGGCCAAGTAACCTCGCGTTCAGTTCGCGTGAAGGTTCAACTTTCCTGAACACCCGACAGATAGGAAACGATGTTATGACCTCCCCCTTTGTCAACCCCCGCAAGTGGCTTCGCGACACTGCCGAGCGCGTCACGTCTTCGGGCGCTGAGGCTGTCGGGGCTGTCTTGGTTGCCGGGGCGTTCAACCTGGTTGACCTGAAGTCCTGGGTTGCGGTGGCTACCGTGTTCGGCACGGCCGCTTTCGCCACCTTCGTCAAGTCTCTCGTTGCCAAGAACATCGGTAACGAGGATAGCGCCTCGCTGGACCCGAAGGTCTGATCACAAATGCCCCGCTACCTCATGATGAGGTAGCGGGGCATTTTGTTGTCTGGCTACGCGCCGTACTTCGCCACGATCGTGATCTCGACATCGGGGCAAGAGCCAATCAGCCACTCAAAGAAGGCCATCGCGTTCTTGTCATCCCCTTCAGGAAGCGCTGCCAGCCCCTGTTGGATCTTCCACGCTTCCCAGGTGCCGAGCTTGAACGTCTTCACGGTCTCGACTACCCGGCCGCCAGCCTCGAACGTCTCGGTGACCGTGTTGGGGGTGCGCTTCTGGATCTCGGCCATGATGTCCTCCGCTGTCTTGGTCTCAGAGCTGGATGTCTACGGTGACCATGATGTGCTCGGCCCGGTCCCATGAGACAGCCTTGATGCCTCGCAGTTCATCCAGGAAGCCTTCACGATCGGTGTACGCGGGGAACTGGGCACCCAAGGTCAACCAGACCTCATCGCTCCGGGTGTAGTTCACCTGGCCATCGTACAGGTCGATGAGGGCCCGGATGCGAAGCTCTAGGCTAACCTTGGTGTCCGACATCTTGGTCTCCCGTTGTCTTGGTGGTCTGGCTACAGTAGCACAGACTACGCGGACGTGCGAACCACGGTGGCGTTCGGGTACACCAGCAGGTAGCGGCCAACGTGCGCGTCCACCCTCTCGTTAGCCTCAGCCAGGCCGCGCGCGACGGCTTCGGGGTAGGCCGCCTGGTTGCCAGTCGGCACGGATGCCACAATGCGGGTGCCCAAGCCGTTGGACACGGAAACCGTGATGCAGCCGCCCTCGTTGTGGACGATGATTGAGGGGCTGTACAGCTTGGGCACGGGGATGGATGCCGGAAGGTTGGCGTAGTCCAAAGGCTTCCCGTTACCGTCAACCTCGAACCCGATGCGCTCGGCCATGATGTCCTCCGTTGTCTTGGTGGTAAGAGAACAGTAACACGGAACCGGGCTACCCCCAGTGAAGTAGCCCGGTTCCGTTACCTACCTGTTACTTGTGCCCGTTGGCGCACCAAGAGCACATCACTTGACCGCTGTTGACCCGGTTACCGCAACCGCAGCCACAAGCACAGAAGGCCACGAAGCTGAGCCACAGGCGGCGGATCACTTCTTGTCCTTGCGGTTCCGCTCCTGGGCTTCCTTGGCGGCCTTCTCGACGGCCCGGCGAAGCTCCGTCTGGCGGCGCTGCTCCGCTGCCTGTTCTGCCAGCCGCTCACGCTGAGCCTTCTGACGCTCCTCCTCCTTGACCTGGCGACGGAGTTCGTTGATCTTCTTCTCGTCTTCCAGCCGCTGACGCATGGTCACGTCATCGTCGTCCTTCTTACCCATCAGCTTGGCTCCACTTCGTCCGCTTCTCGGCTGTTGTGGTGTTGCAAAACCAACTCTAGCACTTCCCCCTGCGTCCAGGCATAGCCCAAATGGGTGTCCTTGTAGCTGATCGCCCAAGCTCCCATTGGGTTCATCTTCCGGTAGTAGTCGTTGAGGTCAGGGTCGCTAGACATTGGAGTCCAGCAGCGGGTACCTGTGGCTGTCAAAGTCACGGATGAACTCTCGGACACTTTCGGGGGTGTCGGTGTACTCCAAGTCCAGCGCCCAGACCGTGGACCCGTAGACAGCCAGGACTGAGATCCCGGTCTCTTGCTTCAGGTACTTGGCGATTGGGCACTGGCACGCGTGCTCGGGGTCTCCCTTGATATCCGCCCGGTACAGCTTGACCGCGATCTGCACACTGGACAACGGAGCCAACTCGCTCAGGACTTCCTGTATTGTTCGCATGGCTACTCTTCCTCGGAATCCAGCAGCGGGTACAGCCCTCGGTCAAAGAGCATGATGAACGTCGCGACGTTCACGGGAAGCGGGAGGATCCGGGGCCAGTACTCTGCGGAGCTGGGCACTCGGACATCGGTAGGAAACACCGTGACCCGGTCGTGAGCGGTCTCGCGAACGATGTAGTTGGCGATTGGGCACTGGCACGGGTACTTCCTGCGGCCTGTGATCCCTTCGGCCACCAACTTGCGCGCAATCTGGGAACTAGTCATCGGGACCAGCTCGGCCAGCACCTCTTCAACGGTCCTCATGGTCACCCTTCCTTGGAGATCAGGTCCGGATACAGACCCGCGTCGAAGTCGAGAATGAAATCACCGACAGGCTCCGGAGTCCTCTGGCACTCTTCGCCGCGCGGCCCGGTAGGCGAGTCCACAACCACGAGGATATCGTCAGTGCAAACGGAGATCCTCTCCTTACCCGTCTCCTGGCAGAGGTACTGGGCGACGACACAGTGACAGGAGCGGCGCGGGATGCCCGTGACACCAGCCTCCCTGATCTTCTGGGCGATCTCTTCAGGGGTCAGCTTGGACAACTCCAGCAAGACTTCGGACAACGTTCGCATTGCTAACCTTCTCTCGCATGGGGGCAAGGCCGCCTGGTCTTCGGTGCCAGGCGGCCTAAGCATCCGGTTAGTTCTGGACCAGGTGAGCCTGAGGCTTGGTGCCCTTGGGGGTCCGGCGAAGACGCATCTGGCGGCGGGAGTCGCGAACCATGTCACGGACCTTCCGGCGCTTGTCCGCCCGGTTCGGGACCACCTTGGCCGTCAACGAGTCCTCGTAAGCGGCGCGGTCCTCTTCGTCTTCCGCCTCCTGGGCCAGGGTCGCGTCCTCCACGTCCTCCGTGACCGGCTCCTCAGACAGGACGCCCGCCGTCGCGAGAGCCTCGTGACCGGCCGTGGTCAGCACGTGGCCATCAGCCGTGTGCGTCGGGTTGTCCACCAGGCCGCGAGTGACAAGGGCAGCCTTGGTACCCGTCCGGACGCCCAACAGGTGACCGAGGTCGTGCAACTGGGTGAGTGCGATCAACATCGGTGCGGTGAGCTTGGCCATCATGTTCTCCTCGTTGCTTGGGTTGTAAGGCAGACAGTATCACACGTTGGGCTAGAAGCGTAAGACCGGATCTCCAGCTTTCCAGATCATCTGGGTGTCAGGCTCCCCGTAGCTCTGGCCCGTGCAAATAGGGCACCTGGCCACGGGCGCAGGGTGATCCTCAATGACCTGGGCGATCGCTCGGGGGACCACCGTGTACCGGCAATCCCAGTGGTGCATGGCCGAGTCGATACCGTCGACTTCCATCGTGGTGACTCGCTCTCGGAGCCGGGGCGCGTACTCCAGGGGTGGCAAGTTGGCGGTGAACCGGCCTGTCTGCGACCCAGTGTACTGGTTGCTCACTACTCCCAACCCCTTGCCCAGTCTTCGTCAACCAGAGCGTCCGGCTCCACCATCGACCGGACTAGCCCCCGTGGCGTTCCGTCGTCTTCCATCTTGGCCTCCTTGGCCACTTGAGTAGTTGAACTGTAGCACAGGTTAGATGGGTGCCTCCTCATCCAACAGCCTGGAACCGGGTCGCACCGTATCAGCACTGGACGTGGCACCGGGTCTGACCTGCGTGGAACCGGAGGAACCGGAACTACTGCAAGATCGGCGAGACCTGGCACTGTTGATCTTCGCCACGAGGTCCACGATGTCACGGGCGGTGATGGAAGGGGCTGAGTGGCTTCCAGTTTGAGATGTTCCAGTGCGTCCGGTTCCACGCAGGTCAGGCCATGTGCCAACCCGGTGATTCGTCCGGTGCTGACCCGGTGCCAGTGCGTCCGATGACGAACTAGCCTCACTGTCTGTGATCGGGCCCCACTTGGCCGGATGAGTCCAGACACGGGGCCGCTTGGGGTCCTGGCTCTTGGACAACTGGATCTCAGCGAACCCCTTGGCCTCCAGCCCGGTCTTGAACTTCCCCGAGGTTGGGCTTACCGGTTGCATGCTCGCTTCGTCGCACCACCTCTCATACGACAGCCTGAAGTCACCGCGCCCGACCATGCGGCCTTTTGGGACGGGCTGCCCCAGCACTTCCTCCGCGAAGCCTGACACGCTGTCGCCCTGGTCGCGCCAGTCACTCTTTGCTTTCGCAACGTCATCGGGCAACTTCCCTTCCCCGCCCTCGTTGCGATACACCGTTAGGCCATCAAGGAGCCAGTTCAGCAATCCACTGGATTCCAGGGCCAACTTGTGGTCCAAGGTCTCGTCCTCTTGACCCAGAAACGATTGACGGAACGGGATGACTCGCAGCCTGCCCCACAACGCCAAGTCACTTGAATCCACGTTGGGGAGCGCATTCGTACTCAGGATCAGGTTGTGCGTCGGCTTGAAGGTCTGCTGATCTTGATGCATGCCCCGAGCCGTGATCTCGTCACCACCTGACAACGTCTTCAGCTTCGCAGCGTCGAACTCCTCTCCCTCGTTCGTCTCATTGACGGACGCAATCCGGCGGCCTTTCAACCACATGATCTGAGTCTGGTGATCAGCACCACCTCTCGCGCTTTTCATGATCACCTCTCGGCGAAGCTCCCCGCTCAGGTCGCGTCCCAACATGTGGAACAACGCCCGGATGGCAGTGCCCTTGCCTGCCCGCGTCCGGCCACTGAATACCAGGACCCGTTGAGACAGGGTCATCCCTGGAAGCATGCTGCCGAGCATCCGTTGCAAGTACTGCTGAACCTCGGGATCCGGCAGCGAGGCGTTGAGGAACTCAGTCCACGTGGGCGCTGTAGCCATCGGGTCATAGATGACGGGAGCCATGCTGGTGATCATGTCGCGCGGGTCATGCGGCCTGAACTCCCGAGTCCGAAGGTCCAAGGTCCCGTTCGAGACGTTCAACAGCCAAGGATCACGGTCAAAATGATCAATGTCCCGGGCCGCTTCAGGCAGCGCGAGACCTTGCGACAGGACCGAAGCACACTTGGCCGAACTCTCCAAGACTTCCCGTGTCTTGCGGCCGAACGCGCGCATCCGGGTCGAACCGCTGTCGTCGCCGATCTCCTGGTAGGTGAGGCCAACGCGCTCCATGAACGGAAGCAACCGGGTGCGTGCTGCCGTGCCACCCGGAGTCTTGATCCACTTACCGTTTACATGTGCAAACCACTCCCCAGCCACGTGGCACACATCCTCGGTGACCGAGATCCATGCTCTCGCCAGCGCAGCGTCCGAGGTTCGCGGCAGCCCGGTCCCCTCGGTGAACTGGTCTTCGGTGACGGCCGGATCCTCCACGGCAGGGATGTCATCGACCAGCAAGAGCCGAAGCGTGGTGACGTCGTGGCCCGCCGCGAGGTAGTCATCAAGACCCAGGCCGTCCGGCACGACGCCGTAACGGATCACGGCACCCCGGCTCTCCAGTACAGCTGCGAAGCGATGCGCTGCCAGCCAGACCTCTCGCTTGGTTGTCACATCTCCGTCGAACCACAGCCAGACCTCTTGACCCCTAAGGGCCAGTTCGTCTAGCTGCGAATCAGTCCCGGTCTTCCCGTTACGCCAGCCCCAACACGACGTGAGAGACAGGACGCTGTTGACACCGCGTTCATGCAGTGCGTCAGCTCGCAGCGTTCCCTCCACGATCCACAGCGGCTTGCCAGGCTGCGGACGTTCCCAGAACATGGGATTGATACTCATCTGCTGGGACTGACCCTTGGGCCTCGCGAACTTCTGGACCGTCTCCTTGCCATCCCGCTTGGTGATCTTGGGTGGGATCAGTCGGACTTCGTAGCCGTACGGCAACCCGTCACCCGCCGCCGAGCTGACAGGGTACAGCGGGATCTTGAGACCGTCGCTGACCTCTTCGTAACCCCTTGCGTCGATCACGTCACGGTCTGTTACTCCGCGTGGCTTCAGGTAGTCCTCAAGAAGACCCACATGGTCACCTCCAATCAGGTACGCGGGAGCCTAGCAGTCCCGTGGCCAGTGTACCGTGTGCTCGCTATAGGTAGCCAAACTACAGGTGTTGACCCCCCGTGGGATACTGGGTATAGGAGCGAGACCACAGGCAAGGAGGCTACAGGATGCCCGACACGTACGTTGACCGGTTCGGCCAGGAGGTGGCAGAGGGAGACGTGGTGATCTGGTCTCCCAGCGGGCAGTCCTGGTTGCAGCTGCGCCGGATTACCAGCATCACCTACAAGCCTGGCGACCTGCTGAAGGTCCGCCCGATCGTGATGGCCTGTCGCCTGGACGAGACCAACCCCAGCCGAGCAGCCCGGGCGATCAACCACCACGTTACCGCGCTCTACCATGCCCCGGAATTGAGGATAACGTGATGCGCGAAGTTGAGTACGTTGCCCCGCTCAGTGAGGATGACCACCCGCGTGTCATTGACCCGGTTGGTCGGTCCTACTCCGTGGGCGACACGGTCCTCTACGCCACCACGGCTGGCCGGTCGCCGGTTGTCAAGGTCGGGACTGTCGAGAAGATCAATTACAAGGGCAAGGAGTCGCGCGGCCGGTACGTCGCCACGGAACCGCTTGAGGATGGCACCAAGGCGATGAGGTGGGAGCGCTACGAGACTGACAAGTTCACGGTTGGCATCCGCTGCTCCGGGGCTACTGGCGGCGAGTATTACGGGCCGTCCCCGACCGTGCGCTACCCGTCCGTCGCCAACATCTTCTCGTTCAACTGGCCCAAGGAGGGGGAAGCCTGATGGCGCGCAAAATCAAGATCACGGTTGACACAGGCTTCGCCGGGGCAGAGCACGAAGACGAATGCGAGCTTCCCGATGACTGGGATGCCATGCCCGAAGACGAACGGCAGGACTTCTTGGCCGAGTGTTGCGCGGATGCCATCGCTAACTTTATCGACGCGTACGCCGAAGTCGTCAATGACTGACAGCAAGGAGGTCTAGATGTCGGAACGCCCGGGAACGTATCGAGACAAACAGGATGACCGGCATTACCGGGACCCTGCGAATCCTACGATCACATGGACCGGAGTCAGCGCCATCTTGGCCACCCGTCGCCAGCCGTGGTTGGAGAAGGCCAAGCGAAAGGGCATCGCAGAGTACGCAGCCCGCCACCGCAAGACTCTAGCCACCATGCCGAACATCCCGGGCGTCATCGACCTGTTGATGAACGAGGACAACACGTTGCCAGAGTGGGGCCGCAAACGGGATGCCGGTACTGAGGCGCACGACGTCATCGACACCTTGGCCAAAGGCGATGTCCCACAGTTGTCCAAGGATCCCGAGCATGTGTCGAACTGGGCACTTCGTCACTGGAACGACTTCTTGGAGGACACCGACTTTGAGGTCATCGACACGGAGCAGACCGTAGTCAGTGACCGATGGGGCTACGGCGGATCATACGACCTGTTGGGCAGGCTGCCCGATGGCCGCGTTTGCCGGGTGGACGTGAAGACCAACCAGTGGGGCCCGAAGCCTGACACTGGGTTGCAGTTGGAGTTCTATGACGGCGAACATGCCGAGTGGGTCTTGAACTGTGAGACTGGCGAACGCCGCGAGAATGTCAAGGCTGACGCTCACTACGTCCTGTGGATCCGGCCGAACGGTTACGCCTGGGTCCCGCTGCTGAAAGGCCCGGAAGTCTGGCGTGAGTGTTACGCCCGTCTTCTGACCTACAATTTCAGCCTCGCTGACCGGATCATCGGTGAGCCCGAAGCTGGAGAACTGCAACTCCTGAAGCCGTGGTATTCGTGAGCGAGACTGCCCGGTTCAAGCGCTTGGACCCCAATCGAGATCGTAACCGGTCGTGGAAAGACCTTGCGCGCGATCTCGCCATCACTCACCTTCGGTCGCTGTACGGCCGACTGACTGTGCTCGGAGCTTCGGCTGCCGAGCTTCAAGATGTGGCTTCCCTGACGTACGCAGGGAATGTTTACCGAGAAGAAGGAGAATAGAAGATGAGCAACGAAGACCTGATTGACGACGACTACGAGGGCCCGGGCAGCGCGGACGCCATCAAGCTGGAAGGCGAGGGCGACCAGTTCCGGTTCATCGTGACCGAAGTGGGCGACGTGTTCGAGGGTGACTACGGCCCCGTGTTCGTCGTGACCGGCCGTCTCGTGGCCAAGAAGGGGGACACCCTGGTTGCCCCCGAGGTTGGCGAAGAGGGCGGCTTCCTCCTGGCGTACACGAAGACCGTGAAGGGTGTCGAGAAGATCCCCCACGTCCGCGAGGAGTGGATCAAGGCCACCAAGGCCGCCGGTCGCCGCGACGGTTCGATCCACGTTGGCGATGACGTGGCTGTGCTGCGCAAGGAGGACGTCTTGAAGGGCAAGGACAACAAGGCCTTCAAGAACCCGTTCAAGAAGCACGTTGTGAAGGTGTTCGGGCTGGCGGACAACGCTCTCATCACGGACGGCGATACCCCCTTCTAGTCCGGCTTGCTTGGTGGCCCGTGCACTGATAGCTTGGTCACGGGCCACCTGGCCCCCAGATCGAAAGAGGTTGGCATGCAAACGATCACCGTTTATCATGGGGACGCTGAGCCGGACCGTGACTTGGTCTTCCGGGACCGTGAAGGCGACGAGTGGATCTATGGTGTGGTCCCCGGGGCTTGGGCCTTCTCGCTCAACGAGCCCGGTAAGGCTCCCTGGTCTTCGGGTTGCGGGTGGGAAGACATCGACTCCGACATGTTCCCCTTGACCTCCGTCCGCCACAGGACTGTGGAGTTCGTGGTCAAGGACTCGGGGCAGCGCGAGGAGTACGCCAACGGCTTTGTGCGCGACACCGAGGACGGGAAGCCTGACTACGCGACGGCTCTTGAGATGTTGCACGAGGACCCGGAACTGTTGGCCCTGATCACTCGGCCGGGGTTCGACCTCCTTCCGTGGGAAGCCCTTCGCAGGTGGTCTGACCACATGGAGAAGGGTGCCGCGAAGTACGGCCGGAACAACTGGACTCAGGCCCGTGGTCTGGTCGCCAAGGCGCGGTTCGCCAGGAGCCTGGTCCGCCACGTCGCGCAGTACATCACCGGTGACCGGACCGAGGACCACGCGGCAGCCGTGTGCTTCAACGTCTGGGCTGCGGAGTTCACCCCGGCCCCGGCTGCCGAGAGCGAGGGGACATGACTGACCCCGCACCCGACAACGTGTACTTGGTCACCTTCTACTCCAAGTACTACGGCCGCCAAGTCATGTGGGGTGCGTATGACCAATTGCCCAAGGCGCGCGGTCAGCGAACCAAGCTTCGGCGCAACGGGACAGAGGCGTGCATCGTGAAGGTCACTCAGGTGGAGGTGGTGGAGTGAAGCTCTACGTCTCTGGACCGATGACCGGCTACCCTGACCTCAACTATCCGGCATTCACTCGCGCGGCCAACCGGTTGCTTGATTGCGGGTATGAGGTCAGCAATCCGGCTCAGTACGATGTGGTCCTCGGAGAGACGTGGGAAGACTGTCTCCGCCGAGACCTCATGGATTTGCTCGGTTGTGATGGCGTGGCCACGCTGAACGGTCACTGGAACTCCCGTGGCGCTCAGTTCGAGGTCTACGTTGCCAAGAAGCTGGGAATGCCCGTGTTCCGTGACTCGACTTGGGTCCGCCGCGCACTGCCTTCACGATAAGGGGAGCCTGATGGCTGACGACAAGGTTTACCGGATCGTGCACACTGAACAGGGATGGGTGGACAATAAGAGGTACAAGCACCTTGGTTGGGCCAAGGCCGCGCTGCCTTACCGAGGTGGCCCCGGTTGCCATATTCAGGTGGGAATCGTGACGTGGCAGGATGTCGAACTGGAGGATGAGAACTGATGGGTATTCGGAACCTGATCTCTCGTATCAACACCCAGATGTGGGCCGCATCGCTGCCCCGTGACCCGGATGAGGAGTTCCGCGAGGAAGACCAGGAGCCGACTCCGGTATTCGAGTTCGTGGCGTGGCCGAAGACTCCACGACTGCTCCGGGACGTGGTGGTCACCGAGAAGATCGACGGTACGAACGCGGCCATCCTCATCCGCAAGGTCGACTTCGGCGAGTGGCTTGATCTGTCTTGGCAGGGTGCCGGGGCGGACATGTCGCAGGTGATCTACAGTGATGACCCGGAGCCCGGCTACGTGTGGCTCGTTGGCGCGCAGTCCCGGAACCGGATCATCACCCTGGCCAACGACAACCAGGGCTTCGCGAAGTGGGTCTACCGCAACGGCGAGACCTTGATCAAGGACCTTGGCGAAGGGCGGCACTTCGGGGAGTTCTGGGGTCAAGGCGTTGGCCGCAACTACGGCCTGACTGAGAAGCGGTTCAGCCTGTTCAACCCGTCCACCCGTCCACAGATGTTCTGTCCCCCGGAGGATGGTGGCTTGGCCGGGGGCTGGCAGACGCCTGGCCTGGGGGTGGTCCCGGTGCTGTACGAGGGCCCCATCACGGACTTCCCCGTGGGGGACTTGCTGCGAGACCTCCGGGAGAATGGCAGCCGCGCGGTACCCGGGTTCATGAAACCTGAGGGTCTCGTCGTCTACCATACGCACGCCCGTCGTGTGATCGGCAAGGTGACCTTGGACAACCAGGACGCGGGGAAGTGGGAGTTGCTCTAACGCCCGTGATCGGCGTACAGTGAGCAGACAGCCTGGTGGTCTCGTGACTCGGCTCCGAGACCACCAGGCTTCCCAGTAATCAGAGATGAGGTAACCGCATGGGATTCATCAAGTGGTTCGTGGCCGTTGCAGCCGGGCTCTCGGAGTACCAGGCAGCACTCAGTGGCTACCCCGAACCGGAGGACGCGCAGCCTGAGTACGAGGCGGCCGAGCGGATCAGTTCGGACAACCCGTGGGTGTTGGACGATGTGGCCCGTGGGTTGGAGCAAGTGGTCAAGTCGCTGATCCCGGCCACTGGCGGCCTGGTCAACTGGGCCCCGTCCCGCTCGTTCTTCGTCATCCTGGATTGCATGTCAAGTGCGATGGCTTTGTGGAAGCCGGATGACGTGGAGCGCCACGAGATTGACAAGGGGCTGCTGTTCGAGATCGCCCGTGTCGCTCACCAGCACTTCTCGATGGACACCCAGCCGGACGCCATGTGGGCTATGGACACCCAGCTGACCTACTTGCAGGACGACGTCCTGATGAACATGCGGATGGAGGTCCGCGCCTTCTTTGACGCTGCCTTCAAGGGGGAGTTCGAACGGGCCGTCCAGGTCGGTAACGCGGTTGCCAGCACTGCTGTCGAGAAGTTCGGGGCTAAGGACCGCCTGGACGAAGAGTCGTCAGCCCGTCGCGTGTTCGCCACGCTGCTGGTCCGTGAGATGTCCGGCACGTACTCGGCTCAGATGAACCCGGTGCTTGTCCAGGACTTGCCCAATCGCCCGATCGGCGGCGGACTGGCCACGGATGAGGACGGGGACCAGGATGACTGAGCAGATTCAGGCCGCCCTGAAGCGGCTGGAAGACGACGTGTGGGCCATCCGGCAGGGGTTCGAGGGTGGCATGGAGGCTCGCAACTCTGGGGCCCGTGTCGCAGAGCTGGGCTACTGGGCAGCCTTGCGCGCGGACATCGCTTCGGCTCGCATCCGGGTTGACGAGCTGAAAGGTCTGTTGCCATGAGCGGCTGGGTCCCGATCGACGGCGGAGATATCAAGAAGGGCATGTTGGTCAGGTTCACCCCGGCCGGTAGCCCGGCTCCTCGCGTCGGTTACGTTGACGCCGTGCAAGAGGATCCGGTCACGGGCAAGACTGTCGCGGTGAAGCTGGACACCTACGCCCGGTTCGTCAACCCGTTCGCCACCGGACAGAACACCTGGGAAGTGTTCACAGCATGACGCGCGTCAACCCTGACCCGTGGCGGCTGGATGAGTGGCATGCCCTGTCGAACGTCTACTGCATGTTCTTTGGCTGCGAGTATGCGGACATCGACCAGCGCGGCCCTGTCGTCCTCCGTGACGGCTCGATGCACAAGGCCTGTACCGAACACTGGGAAGCCATTCACCGGATCCTCGGTCTTCAGGCTCCGAGCAACGATGAGATGAGGAGTGGTCCGCATGACTGACCAGTACGTCTGGCCACGTGAATGCGTGGTCGACAGTCCGAATGGTGCATGGTGCTCCGTGTGTCGTCACCGGTTCGCCAGCGCAGAGGCCTTTGGCATTCACCGTGGCATCAAGGTCAGGCCGCGCAACGAGGACTCGCAGGACGCGGGTGTCTGCATGCCCGTTTCGATTCGCCGGGCGGCCGGTCTCCAGGCTCTGGATAACATCTGGTACACGTTGAAGGATGCGGCCATGCGCAACCGGATGCTCGGTGCCCGCGCGGCGCGACAGAAGGGTAACCCGTCATGAGTAGACCCTCAGGCAACCTGGGTGAGTTGACAGCCCAGAAGTGGGAAGACCGGTGCGCCGGGGCTGCCAGCGCGGCCACTGTCTCGGCCATCTGGGTCGGAAGTGCGGTGGTTGGCATGGTGGCTGGTGTCCTGTGGTTCGCCACGGCGTCCGCGTACCTCTACGGCCTGTTGGTCGGTAGTCGGTGAGCCGCGTCCTGGTCACCTTCACAGCGTTGCTGGACCACAAGCCCCTTCCGCGACCCGCGTTGGCCAGTGGTCGGGGTGGCCAGCAGTACTACAAGAACGGTGACGAGTACCAGGCCTACAAGCGGACGTTGCGCATGGCCTGCGAGGCTGCGTTGCCAGAGTTCTGGTCACCGTATGACGGTCCTGTGGCAGTCCGCGCCCTGGTCCAGTTCGATGAGGCCAACCGCCCGAAGGTCCGCAGCAACGAGACCTGGCACATGAAACCGCCCGATGAGGACAACCTGCTGAAGCCTATCCAAGACAGCATGACCGGGCTCGTATTCACGGATGACCGGACGGCTGTGGTCGGGCGGGTGGCGAAGATTTGGGGACCTGAGAACTTGGTCGTGTGCCGCGTGATCGCACTGGACCTTGACCCTGAATGCGGGCTGCCTGAGCACATCGCCAGTACTCGGGAGCGGGCCATCTGGGCAGCGGGTGTCCACGGAGCGATCGTGTGATCCTGATCAATCGGTCTGTCCGAAGACACGAGGTGGTTGACCGGACTCACTGGTCAACCCGCCATGTGCAAGCGGTCAACCGGACCGTCCGGACCTTGGGGATCCGGCTATGTGGCCGCTGCCGAGTCTTCAAGACCCTGTCGCAGTTCGGCAACGATGCGAGCTGTAGTCAGTGTCATGGCCAGAGGACTCGGCAGTGGGAGCATGGCAGCCCCGAGCGCGCGGCTGTTGGCAAAGCTATCCGCAGCAACCGACGCAGGACGTTGGAACGCCAGTTGTCCGTGGCTGGCGCTCCGGTCACCTGGCAACTCCTCGCGTTGAAGTGGGAGTACTGGGGTGGCAAGTGTCACCTGTGTCACCTCTATATCCTGCCTGGCCACCTGCACTGGGATCACGTCATCCCGCTCAGCAAGCCAGGTGGCCAGGGATTGAACATCGTTGCCAACTTGCGTCCGGCGCACGATGTATGTAACTTGAGGAAGGGCAGCAAAGCCCCGGAACGAAAGGCCACCCGATCATGAGTGCACCCGTTGTGAAGTCCCGAGGTATCCCGATCACCCTGGAGACCTTGGGGAACGAAGACCGGATCCGGAACGCCGACCGCCGTTGGGCCAAGATGGCCCGCGCTGCCCGGAAGGGGAAGTAAATGAGTGACACGTCAACCGCAGCGGGGTCCGGCATCGGGTTCGGCTCGTTGCTGGCACTCCTGTTCATCGCGCTAAAGCTGACCGGGGTCATCGCGTGGTCTTGGTGGTGGGTGCTCGCGCCAGTCTGGATCCCGATGGCCCTGGTGTCCCTCCTCCTCGTGGTCGGCTTCCTGGTCATCCTCATCAAGTCCGCCTGACCCCAATGCCCCGCTACCTGTGCTATGGTAGCGGGGCATTCTGTTGTTACCGGCCAAGGAGAGGGCCATCATGCTGAACGACGTGTTGTACGATCTTGGCTACTGGTTTGCGTCGATGGGGCCTGTGCTCAGCGCGATGGCCGCCGGTCTGGTCGCAGGCGTCCTGTACGTGAAGACCAACTTCCGACCTACCAAGGTTGACCGCCAGCATGCTGCCCGAATCCAGGAGCTGAAGCTGTACGCGGACCAGCAGCGCGACATCGCGTGGTGGCTTGACCTCTCCGCGAACGGGACCGAAGCTGAGAAGGTGCTGGCTCCCCAGATGCTCGATTTCCTCGGGTACCAGCCGCCAGCACCCCCGGAGCCTGTCTCCCGTGAAGACGCGCTCCGTAACTTCGCTGAGGACGTCCTCACTCAAGACACTGGAGTGACGGACGTGCATGCGGACATGCTGCGTATGCGGAACGCCCTGGTTCGCGGCGCGGTCAGCCCCACTACGTTGATCAAGGGTGGCCAAGTCAGGCTGAACTCTGGCGAAGTGCTCCGAGTTCGCACGTGGTTTGACGCCAAGTGGGGAGAGATCCGGTTCACGTTGACACACGACCAGTCCGCCATCACGGTCGCTGGGATCTTTGACCCCGAGTTCGCCCGGCAATTCCCGCTTACGGCAGCTCAGGTCTTGCGTGACTCGCACGCATCGGACTGGCTGGCCCCACCTCGCTGGCAGATCGAGAAGTCGCCGGGCCGGGTCTCGGCCACCTTGGTATCAGGTGGCGTTATCCGGACAACGACGCCTGAGGAGATCCGGACACAGATGCAACAGGTAGCCTTGGCCATCCGGAACCGTCCGAGTATCGTGGCAGACATCGTTCATGACCATCCCGTGACGGGCCGCTACATCCAGCTGAACTGCGGTCAAGTAGTCTTGTACCAGGACACTGGGTGGCCGCCGTACCCGTTCACCCTGTATCACAAGGGCACGGGTCTTGCGATCGCTATCGACATGCGAGAGGGGCAAGGATGATCACTGCTCAGCTTGGCGGGCAGCCCGTCACCATTCACGAGACTAGGACGCTGGACGTCGGGGCGTTCCGGCTGTGGGCTGCTCGTACGAGGTTGATGGGTCTCGATAAGGAAGGCCTGGCCTTTGACCACGAAGACATGATGAACCACTACGGGCCCCTCAGGTCTAAGTGGCTCCGGTTGGTCCAGTTGGCTGACTTGGAGATGGCCTGGAACCTGGACCCCAACCTGAAGTCTCATCGCCAGGTGCTTGACGAAGTCTTCTCGAACCCGTGGCACCAGTTCACCACGTGGGGAAGCTTTGACCCTGAAGCCGCCTTCACCGTGTTGGGCCATGACATCACCCGCCAATATTACAGCGGGATGACGCTGGCCAACCTCCTCCGACCCGGCAACCTGGAGTCCCACAAACTGAAGGAGTGGGCCGCGCGTTACGACATGCCCGAACTCCGAGCGGCCGAAGAAGACCAGGATTCGCATTGGCAAACGCTTCAGGTCCCCGCTCCCAGGAAGCCGGTCAAGCCACGGGCAGCCCGTAAAGGGGAGTCCTCGGACGAGTTCGCCGAGCGTCTCTATGAATGGTCAACCACCCGCCTGTTGCAATGGCAAAGGGACGTCCAGGCACACTACGCCAAGTACCCGCGCCGCGAGGAGGACCGGTTCACCACCTCGGGTGGCTACAAGTCTGGGTGGTCAGGGTGGCGGGACATCGACCGGGACGACTTGAGGTACCAGACGTACGCAGGTCTGGACGCCATCGCAGCCCGCCGCCTGTGGCCCATTCTCGTGGAAGCTGTAAAGGCGCGAGGAGTCTACAAGCCGCTTGCCCGTGAGGTGGCATTGGAGCAAGCCATTGTGCGCGTGAAGCTTCGCGGCACGTTGACTGACCCTACCTACGCTGCCGAGCGTCTGGACGCTACACGGCCCCGTCACCTGGCAGCAAAGGCGTCGTTTGAGGAGCTGACCGGGATCAAGGCCACGAGTCCGAAGCGGATTGACTGGCTGCGCGACCGTGGGTTCCCGTTCAACCCCCGCGCCATCACCAAGTCAGGAGCACCTGGCCTCAGCGGTCAACACGTCAAGGACTACCTGGCGAAGCATGCCCCGTTGGCAGAGGGCGAGGAGCCGCAGGGTGTCTCGGCTGAGGTCTACCGGGCCTTGGAGCTGATCAAGGAGGCGGGCAGCACGCAGAACCTGACCACCTTCCTTGGCGGCCTGGTCCGGATGACTGACCCGGATGGCCGGATCCACCCACAGTTCAACGTCCTTGGTGCGGAGACCGGGCGGTGGACCGCAAGAGGCCCGGCCGTCCAAACCTTCTCGAACAAGAATGGCACCCGGGGCATCATCATCCCGGAGCCTGGCCACGTATTGGCCTCGTTGGACCAGTCACAGATTGAGGTCCGCGTGTTCGCCGTGATGTGCGAAGACCCTGACCTGATTGAGGCGTTCAACCGGGGTCAGGACATCTACGGCACGGTTGCCCTGAAACTGTTCGGACCGAACTGGACCAAGCGTCACCGGTCGCTGTGTAAGCGCATCATCCTGGGTGGCTGCCTGTACGCAGGCGGTAACGCAACGTTGCAGACCCAGTTGCACGACTTGGACGGCTTGGTGATCAGTCAGGATGAGATCGGGGACACTCGCAAGGACTTCTACGCCGCGTACCCCAAGGCCAAGAGGTTCATCCGCAAGATGACGAGTCCTCATGATGTCTGGCTGCCATCCGGTCGCTTCGTCCCCGGGGATGAGGACCGAGAGTATCGGGGCACCAACTCCCTGTGTCAGGGGACGGCCCGTGACCTGATCGTGGACACCACGTTGGAGGCGTTCAAGCTCGGGTACGAAGAGAACCTTCGCCTTGTGGTCCACGATGAGGACCTGTTCAGCCTGCCTCTTGAAGGGTTGGACACCCAGCTTGAGGAGCTGGAGTCTTGCTTCAAGGTCAACTTCCGGGGTGTCCAGCTTGACTGCGACGTGGAGCTGTACCCCGTGCGGTGGGGTGAAGGGATGATCTCGTGGAAAGGTCGGGGGAAGTACGCCACGGGAGACCAGGAGTATGGTACGCTGAGCGAAGCAATCCAAGACGAGAAGAGGGCGGCATGACTGTCAAGGTGACCAAACAGGTCAGGTACTGCCTGGACAACGGCAGCGTGGAAAGCTGGTGGACTCAGGACCAGGTCAGCGAACTGCGCGGGTACTTGGACGCGATGGACGAAGACGTGGACATCGCGGAAATTCAGACTCCGGACAAGATGGAGCCGCTGAGGTGGACCCCGGCGGACGGTAACCTGCCCTCACTTCGCGTGAAGGTGTGGAAGCGTGACGCTGAGGACCGCGAGGGCTACTTCCCGTACATGCACCGGGTTGACCGATTCAACGTGGCTTTCAGCTACAGCCCGACCGACCCTGCGTACCCGGGCGACGGGGTCAACAAACAGTCGCTGACCGGGCGACGGGCGTTCAGCGGCACCTGGGTACCTTGGGTGTTCTTCACGGAGAGTGACCAGCCGAGGTAGCCAGCACCGGGTCAGCACCGGACGAATCACCGGGTTGGCACATGGCCTGACCTGCGTGGAACCGGAGGAACCGGAACATCTCAAACTGGAAGCCACTCAACCCATTCTCGCACTCTCCGTAACCATGCTCTCGGTCTCACGGTGTGAGGTAGTCAGGGCTAGTGGATCTTGCAGTAGTTCCAGTGCGTCCGGTTCCACGCAGGTCAGACCCTGTGCTAGCTTCGGTGCCAAGTATCAAACGACGGGAAAGAGGTTAGCATGTCTAAGCGCTTCAAGACCGAGGTGACCACTGTGGCCTTCCAAAACGGGGTGGTCATGCAACGTAGCGTGAACATCAAGTTGCAGATCGAGTCTGGTTCGATCACGTTCCCCGAGTCCCTCAGCCTCACCCTTGCGGAGGCCCAAAGCCTGATCACCAGCCTTCAGGCCGCCGTCCGCGTTGGCACCGGGGTGCAGGGTGTCTGATCACTGCGTCTTGTGCTCTCACGTCCTAGATCAACCGCGTGAGCAGACTCATGGCCTCCTGTGCTCCGAGCACAACGTGTCGTTGCGTACGGTCCTCCTGGACATCGAGCGTCTCTTCCGCCATGTCTCGTCAGCTCACCACCTTCGCAGCACCGTAGACAGGGACACGGAGCGGTGGGTAGGCAGCAAGGCTCCCTGCGACACTCGCACCCTGGCAGTCCTGGACCGGCGCACCAAGCAACTGACGAAGCACGACGAACTGTCGCCGGAACGGGTCCTTCGCTGCTGGGTGTACGCCGTACTGGATGCCCAGTTCCCCATGACCTCATTCTCGGCCGACCTGCCCATGCCCCGCACTTGGACTGTGACCATCCTCGTGGCCACCCTGCTGTCTGACTTGCCGTGGATCGTGCAACAGGAGAGTGTGGTAAGGTTCGCACGACACATGGCCGCCGTTCGCCGCCAACTCCAGATCATCAGCTAGCTAGCCGAGAGGATCATGTAATGGATCTCAAGATCAGCAAGGGACCGTTCGGATCAAGCATCGAGTTCACGGGTGCCAGTCCCGAAGAGGTCTTGGCTGTCCTCCAGGCAGCCTGGCCCGCTGCCGAGCTTCCCGCTGAGGAGGTGATGGAGGAGCCGGACGCCAAGGATGACGGGGTGGCCAAGGTTGGCCAGGTGCTGACCATCGGCAGCCCCGACTGGCCTCGTGGCGTGAAGCGGGCCACGGACAACTCCGTGTGGTGGCCCATTCTCCACGTGTCCCGGGACGGTAGCCACGCTGCCTGGCGCACCTTAGGCTCGTCCGCTCCTACTCAGTCTTCGGACTGGGATAGGTTCCCGTCCAGCTTCACGGTCAACTCCCCGGTCACGGTTCTGGAGGTCTGGTAACCATGCGCACCATCATCGACACCGACGGCCGAGTCACTCACGAGGGCACGCCCGAAGAACTGGCAACGTTCACCAACGCTGTCAACGCGGCCCGTGACCACGCGGAAGGTGAGGAGGAAGAGGACCGATACGGGTTCCGGCAGAAGTTCGTCATTGGCTCCTCGCAGCTCACCGGGAAGCCGGTTAACGCGGATGACGTCGCTGTGAGCTTCTCGGCCAACACCTACGCGCTGTTGGGCATCCCCCTGCCCACGGACCAGCACGCCTGGCCTAAGGGCATCAAGGTGGCCAGGGAGGCTGACCACTACGATGGCACGCTTCCTTACCTCCACGTCTCGGAGGACGGGGTAACGTACAGTTGGTCATCCCGTGCGGACCAGCCTGGCTTGAGTCGGTACCCGTTCGAACACGGATGCTTCCCGGGCACCGAGCACATGACCGTCTTGGAGGCCTGGTAACTGTGGATCACCGCAGCCTTGCCTACGCCGACCGCGAGGCCTTCTCCCCGGGCAGCCTGGTCATCAGGCCGGATGGCTCCATGTTCACCCAAG